ACTATCCAAAAGTCAGAAAAAAAAGAGGAAAGTTTAGAGGAATTAATTGATTATATGTTTTTTAAAAGTGAAATTTTAAAAGCATTTAAAATGGCAACACAATTGATGACGGTAGGACAAAAAAATACTTTAACAACAGAATTAAGATTAGTTAAAAAAGCGATGGAGGGAAAGAGTTATAAATGAATTTGAGCCCAGGTCATTGTACCCAAAAGACTGGATCTCGGAACCGAGAGGTGACTCAGCGCGGAAGACCCTCCCATGTGTATGGTGGACCAGCTACAATGACCTGGGGTCAAATTGATATATTTAATAAAAACATAATGGAGAAAGGTAACTTATGTATAAAGTGAAGAAAGAAGCAACGCTTTGGATAGTGATAATATTTTTACTATCTATGGGTATTGCTAATGCAGAACCAAAAAGCAATATGATTGCTGATAAATTTAATGGTGCTGTGTTGACGGTAACAAATTTTGTTGGATCAGAAATAGATAAAACAAAAGAATACCAGAAGAAAAGTTGGGCAAGTGCTAAATTACAATTAAGTGATTTGCTTAAAAAAATAGGATTAGTCAAATAACGACTATAGAATTATGAGCGGGAAACGTGTTATTAAATATGAAAAATATAAATTTTTATATCATTTTGATATAGTTAAAAAATCAATTTGTAAACATTGTGGTAGTGATGTTCCCGCTCAACATAAATTGTCTGTTGAAGGTCTTGATTATGATTCTGCTGAATATTTAATAAAACATAGAGATAAGGTAAAATTACATATATTAAGTAAAGAATTAACATCAGCAAAAGTATCAGAAATATTTAAATAAAATGGTAAATGAACAAATTATTGATAAGGTTAAGTCATTAGGTAAAGATTATTTCTTATTTCATGGTGAAATTGCACCAGGTGTTGAACGTTATATGTTAGGACACTATTGGAATAATGGTAAAAAGGAAGAATATATTAGTGAAGGTTATTGTGTGTGTAAACAAGAATATATGACGCTGCCTTTACCTAAAGTAGAATTTGAACGATGGTTAGACAGGTACGTTACTAATAAAAATTAAAATGAAACTAAAAAAAAAGAAAAATAAGAAAAAAATAAGAAAAAGTAAAGGTAAAGTTACAGGATATTACTGGGATGGTGAAAAATCTTATAAAATGTATGAAAATGACATGATAGAAGATAAACAAAAGAAGGAAAAACGTTGATTTTACTATGCTTTTTAACGCTTGACTTTTTTGATGAAACTGATAGAATAACTGTAGAAACTTATATTATGAAAGGAAAAGTTATATTATGATGAGTAAAGAAGATATTTTCAAGGAATTTGATATTGAGAAAAAAAAAGATTTGAAATTATCAAAAAAAACAAAAGATAAAAAAGAAGTATTTAAGAATAGAATTGCTTATTTACAAACACATGCCGAAGCAAAGAGTTTCAATTCAAACGAGTATAGACATTTGAAGATAAACTTTAAAAATTTAATTAAAATGTATGAAAGTGGTGATCCTGACCAATATAATTGGGATACTTTAGGTATTGTACCTTGGCATATACAACAACAACGTGAAGCACAAAGAGAAAAAGATGAAAAAAAATCTAATACTATTCATTAGTTTTTTGTTACTCACAAATTGTAGTAGTGTGCGAAATAATACACCTATTTTATTAGGGGGTTCAAATATAGGAATGACGTGTGCAGGAATAGTTAATGATCCTGCTGTTATTGCTGCTTGTGCTGCTGCTGGAGCAGTAGTTGCTGTAGACCAAGTTTGGAATGATGATTTTAATGAACATAAGAAATATTTTGTGGATCATTTATTAGGGGCACCAAATAAACCTAATATAACAAATTGGTATAATCCTAAAACTAAAAATTCTGGTATTATTAAAACTACTAGAACTTGGTATGAAGGTCCAATCAAATGCAGAAGTTATGAAAGTACAATTGATATAACACCATCATGGCCTGTAAATTTTGCAGGTTCACCTATACGAAGAACTAATTTTGGTGTGGCGTGTATATTACCAGATGGTAGAGTGGAGATTCAACAATGAGATTTAATAATTATATAAAATTTTTAATGACAGTATCTATAACAGCAATACTTTTAATGGTTTGGTTTTCAAAAGGCCATGCGGAGGTAGAAGGTTTATATGATGATTTGAATACAGATTTATGGGAAGATAAAGGAGTTATTAAAGTTGAAACAGGTAATGAAACTTATGATGCAGTAAAAATTAAATTAAATGATGAAGAAGGTGTTTTGAAAAGTGATATTAAAGAAAGATGGTTAACACCTGACGGACAATGGTGTTTTGTAACCGTAGTGATAAAACAAGAAGGTGATACTATTACTAAAAAGGAAGTATTACATTGTGCAGATACTAAACACGGTATTACTAAAAATGAAAAAATTAAAGAATTAGAAAAACAAATAGAATTAGAAAAGGCAAGAAAACCAGGTTATTGGGAACTTTTTGCTGAGTTCTATTATAGAGATATTAACGCACCTCTATATTGCAGAAAGTATGCAAAACCTAAAGGTCTTTTCAGTAAGACAGGAACTGTGTGTTTAACGCCGACAGGCAAATGGGAGGTAATGTAATAATGTTTAGTATGATAAAAACACTATTTACTATAGGAGTTGTATGGATTTTAATTGCTTTTTCGTATGCTCCTATTACAACAACAATTGAGAAGACTCAGCTTGTTGACAAAACAAAGCAATTAGTATATGATATATACAATAAGGTGAAAAAGGAGAGTAAAAAATAATGAATAAGTACGTGAAATATATAATGATCGCTACTTTAGGTCTTTTATTGACTAATTGTGCTCAAAGTACATATAAAATCAAAAAAGAAGGAAATAAATCCGCTACTAAAGTTCCATCTTGGTACATGGCTGATATCGCTGAGAAAAAAGCGTGTGGCATAAAACGATTTGGTAAGACCAAAAATAAAGAGTGTATTTTTGGTACAGGTACTGCTGTATCTCCATCTTTAGAACTTGCGATAGACAAGGCTAAAATGGTAGCAAAAGCAGAACTTGCTGATATTATCAAGGGTGAAATGAACAAGAAAATGAAAATCTTTATAACTGAATTGGGTAAGACCCAACAAAAATCAATTATAACAGATGTTGAAAGTACTCTTGTTAATACGATTAAAAAGACTCAGGTAAGAGGTTATGAAATCTTTGCACAGGAAGTAACTCTAACAAAAAGTGGTTACTACAGAGCGTGGATTGGGTTAAGATTACCATTAGGTGAGTTTAATAAAATGTACAATTATTCTATTGCTACAGTTGTAGATGCTTTTGAGTTAAAGAAAATGGCTCAAAAATCTTACAATGACGTTGAAGTTGTAGTGGTGGAAGAAAAAGATGTCGCAACAAATTAATATAATTGTTTACAGCAAAAATAATTGTATGTATTGCGAAAAGGCGAAGGCCTTGATAAAAGGCCTTGGCTTCAAGTACGAAGAAAAAATGTATGGTGTTGATTTTAAAACACCAAAAGAATTATTCAAAGAGATAGGTAAACAAGTCAGAACAATGCCACAAATTAAAATAGATGATAAAGTTATTGGTGGCTATAATCAATTAGTTGAGCATTTTACAGATTTAGGTTTAGTGAATTATAAAGGCGAAAAAATTGCTAAAAATGGTTAAGAAAAAAGATATTGACAAAAAGGATAATATTATATTTTTTCCTTCAGAAAGAATTAAAAGAACAGGAGTAAATACTCCTATTGTTAAAGAATCAATTAAAAAAGAGCATAATAAAATTTATGCTCAAAATTTTTGTGATGAAATAACATCAAAATTATTAGTTTCATTTCATAGTGAAAATATAGACGTAACCAAAGATACATTTTTAAAAGATTATAAGCTCTTAGCAGAATCTCTTAAATCTTTATTATTAAGGTCGTTAAAACAAGGACATCCACTACAAGCAAAGGTTGATAAGGCAGTTAAAACTACTAAAAAAGGTCAAAGTATTTTTGGTATAATGATTGATTACAACAAATTATAAATAAGTAAGACAAGAAAAGAAAAGAAAAGGAAAGAAAAAGAAAAAATGAGTATAAAAGGAAAAGTAAAATGGTTTAATGGAACAAAAGGATACGGTTTCATTGAAAGAGAAGACAAAGAAAAAGACGTATTCGTCCATTCTTCAGCAGTTAGAACCGCAGGATTGCAAAATCTAAATGAAGGTGATGATGTTATATTTGAAGTTGAAAATACCGACAAGGGATTTTCTGCAATCAATTTACAAAAAAACGTTTAATAGTATTACATGAATTCCATAAAGCACTTTGGAATATTTGTATAGTATATGCCACTATACAATTTATTAAATTGAGGCATAAAAAGGAGTGAATAATGTTTAAATTATTTACAAAAATGTTTGATAATGACGAATTAAAAGTTATTAAGAAAACAAAAAAGAAAGCATCTACTAGAGGTAGAAAGAGATTATCTAAAAGAGTAAAGGTTATGAACCTTTTATCTAAAGGAGAATCTGTAACTTGGAAAGCAATGAGGTCTAAATTTGATCTTACTTCTCCTAGAGCATTAGTTGATACATTAAGATCAGAAGGTAATATGATCTATATTAATAAAAATGCTAAAGGAACATCATATAGACTTGGTACACCAAGCAGAGCAATTGTTGCTGCTGGTATCAATAAATTATATGGTACGAGTTATGCTTATAAACATGCGTAATTATTACGTATAAATAATTTTGTGGGGCGGAGGAGACCTAGCGGCGATCCCGCCCCCTTAAATAATAAAGAAATTATATAACAAAATGAGGAGAAAATAACAATGCCAACAACAACAAGTGGAGTAGATTATGCAGGTTCCGCTAGTGGAACTCTTTTAATAAGTGAAATTTTAACAAAAGTAAACAACGCAAAAGACAAACCTAAAAAAGTAGAAGTATTAAAAACGTATGATAGTCAGCCTTTAAGACAAGTTTTAAAAGGTGCATTTGATCCTTCAATAATCTGGGATTTACCAGATGGTACACCACCATATAAAGAAAATGATGCTCCAGCAGGTACAGAGCATACTCTTTTATCAAATGAAGCTAAAAGATTATGGCACTTTGTAAGAGGCGGTGATGAGCGTTTATCAAAAACTAAAAAAGAAACTATGTTTATTCAAATACTTGAAGGTTTACATGCTGATGAAGCAAAGCTTTTAGTATCAGTTGTTAACAAAGAATTGAATAAATCATATAAAGGTTTAACAGACGCTGCTGTAAAAGAAGCTTTTGGGTGGAATGCAGATTACAAAACTGCATAATATAAATATTACTATATTGATTCTATAATATACAACTATAGGGTGTGAACAAAAGTAGAACATTTGTACATCACACCCTATTTCTTGTTGATTTACAACATAAAAAATATACATAAATGATGGAATAATGCTTGATTTATATGCCCACTTTGATATAATATAGACATATATTAATGAAAGGATATACATTATGAGTAAAGTTAAACAATGGGCTTGGGATACAGCCGAAAAAGCAGTTGATATAATTATTGATAAATTAAAAAATAAAAATATTAATGTTGAAACTGCTAAAAGTGAAATATTAAAAGTTGACAATGTAGGTTTATGTAGCATTGATGAACTTAATATTGATGAAGTGATTGAGGAGGCAATTAAATAATGAAAAAAATATTGATTATATTATCTTTGGTATTTACATTATTTTCTGTAAATGCAAAAGCAAATGACCAATTAGTTGGTCACGTTATCACCGAAGTAATTTTGAACGATAACGTTGAAGGTATGGTAAAGGTTATGGAGAAAGAAATTCAGGCCGTTGCTCATATTTTTGCTTTGGAAATGATTTCAGTATTAGAAGCAAATTTACCTCAAATTTTAGAAGGTATTGCTGCTGAAATGAGATTAGAAGCAGATAGAAAATATAAATGTGAATTGTTGAAAGGTAGTGCAAATGGATGTATTTAATTTAATCTACGAGGCACTACAAATAATTTATGCTATTATACCTAAAGAATTGTTTATAATTATTTTAGGTATTATAATTGTAGGAATTTATCATTCATTTAAGGAGAAAAATGAGAAAAAGACAAAGGGCAATCACATTGAAAAGAAAACTTAAAAGACAATTTTGTCTTGGAAGACAATATAAAACTACATTTAAAGATATTAAAAAGTATTTTAAAGCTTTTAATGCAGTTATATTTGACCGAGAATTATCTCCATTTGGTCAAGTTGAAATCAAAAATTTATCCAGACAAAACTGTATTGGGCAAGTAGTTACCATGGAATGGAAAAGAAGAGGTACTAGACTTTATAAATTGGAAATGGAACCATCATATAAAAGCAGGAAAGATTTTTTAGATACTTTAGTTCACGAAATGGTACATCTATTCCAAATGCAAAATAAAGGAGATAGTGGCGGACATAATGATATGTTCTGGTCATTTCAAGATAAGGTTGAATACATAGGTTTAAGATTATAAAATTTAATTATATTATGTCCAGTGAAGAAGAAAAAAATTACATAGATACTTTCATAAAAGATAATATTGAAAAAGGTATTAAAATTGTATATCACACATTACAAGGTTCACATCCAGGTAAAAGGATGTGTTATTATACTGGATATTTGTATAAAGATATATTAGATAATTTTCCTGGTAGAACTAGTAAAAAGATATTTAGAGGTTATAGAGAATTTTTAAATAACAAGAGATTGGTATTCACACAAAGAAAGTTTGAAGATGGTGGATATGATTATTATGTACAGAAGGTGAGATATGTTAAAATTAAATAAAAAACAAAAAGAAATATTAAAGAATTTAGTAAAAGGTAAAGGTCATTTTAAGACACCTACAACGCCAAAAGAAAAAAATGAAAATATTATAGAGGATATTGTTAAATTATATTTAAAGGGATTAGTAAGTTTTCAAAGAGAATACGATATTGATTGGGTTGGTCCTTCCAATGAACACCAAGTCAGATATAAATGGTATGCTATTACACTAGATAAAAAGAAGACTTTAAAAGATATTAAACAAGTATTAAAAGTAGGTGCATGTGCATAAAAAAACAAGAGAAAAAATTGATAAAATAGTTAATGTAACGTGGAAATGGACTAAAATACTATTACTTATTTTAATACTATTATCCATTGCATTTAGTTTAGGTAGATTTTATCCAAATAAATTAGCAGTTAAACGAGTTAACCATAATTTAGAAAATTATTACATAGTTAAAATAAAATCTTTGGATTTAAGAGAACCTGAATTTACGTATCATAATGATGTTCAATTTGTTCGGGCTATGCATAAGTGTATTGATTATATTAATTTTAGTTTAGAATATAAAAATAGAGTGCCTTATGAAATGATTATTGCTCAAGCTGCATTAGAGAGTGGTTGGGGTACAAGTAGATTTTCTATTGAAGGTAATAATTTATTTGGTATTAGAACTTGGAGTAAAGATGTTCCTAACTTATTACCTTTAGGTTTGTCTAAATGGCCAGGTTGGGGTGTAAGAATATTTGGTAGTAAATGTGATAGTGTAAAAGAATATGTTAGATTGTTAAATGAGCATTCTGCCTATAAAGAATTTAGAAAGGTTAGAGCAAAACAATTAGAACATGATAAATTGGATCCTTTGATATTGATTCAATTTATTGATAAGTTTTCTACAACCGAAGATTATGATAAAAGAGTTGCTTTAATAATTAAAAAAGTTAGAAAATTAGAAAATACTTATGCTAGTGATGAAAATGTAGGAACAAATGACAAATAAAAATAATAAAAACTTCAGGAGATATATTTCAAAATAAGAAAATATCAGATATTGGGGGTAAGGGAGTTTTTTCAAAACAAATTGAAGATGAATTATTAGATTCAAAAATAGATTTGGCTGTTCATTCTTTAAAGGATTTACCATCAAAAATGACAAAAGGACTTTGCGTAAATGCCGTAGTAAAAAGGAACGATCCTAGAGATGCTTTTTTAAGTTATACAAGCAAATCTTTTTTTGAGCTCAAACCTCAGTCACAAGTTGGAACAAGTTCATTTAGAAGAAAAGCCCAATTAAGTAACTTAAGAAAAGATATAAACATTGTTTCAATGAGAGGAAATATTGATACTAGAATTAATAAATTAAAAAACGGAGAGTTCGATGCTATAATTTTATCTTTAGCGGGACTTAAAATGCTTAATTTA